ACGCGGTCGCCGCGTTCTCCTGCCCATCCGCGCAAATGAGCCCGTGCTGGATCCGCACGTCGTCGTGCCATGCGTCCTGCGCGGCGGTCTGCTGTGCCGACGACAGCCAAACAGCACCGGGGTCGAAGCCGAGGCCGGTGATGTCCTGGTCACCCGTGCTCGACGGCTGCACGAACGTGCCGACCTTCATCCCGAGCGACGGCGAGCGGAGCGCCAGGTAGTAGACGTTCGTCCAGCCGTCGAGGCCTGCGTCGTGAGTGAGCGTGAAGCCGTCGGCGTCCATAGCGACCGTCGCCTGCGCGGGAACCTGCGTGTGGCTCGAGAAGCCCGTCGGGTCGCCGACCCCGAGCGCGCACCCTTCGTTCCAGTAGCCGTGGCGAATCCACGCGTAGTACCAGAGCGTCCAGAAGCCGCCGCACCACTGGTTGCCGAACCGATCCGCCGCCCCCCAGTAGAGTTCTGCGTCGGGATAGGTGCCGGTCGTCGGGTCAAAGATATTCCATCCAGCGACGATGTCCCGAATCGCATTGTGATCTCGGTTCGTCATTAGCAGGACGACGTCAGGCTCGAAGCCCAGTCCCGTCACCGCAGTCGTTCCCGTGCCGAGAGCTGTGATCCGCCCGAGGCTCCGCTGGAGGTCAGTACCGCCGAACGCCATCATCGGGAACGAACCTACCGTCGGCATCCCCGGATCACCCTGGAAATCGTCATGCCAGAAATAGTCGCGGTCGTGGATCGCCGAGCCACCCGGCGTCGACATAAGGTGCCAGCGGCCGTCAACCCACATTACCCGAACACCAAAATCACGCCGAGACCCTTTGCACCCGTACCGGCAACATCAACGTCGATCGCGATCCTGTCCCCAAGTGAGATTAGCGAGTTCGCCGAGTTGATAACGGGCGCCGTCGCTGCGTAATCTGACGAGTGCTCGGACTCGTCGATCGACACTTTCGTTGACAGGAGATCGAGGGCCGACGCGACCTTTCGGATCTGGACGGTAGGCCGTCCTGAACTAGAAACCGTCGTGACGTACGCGGCGACGCCGATCAGCCTGAGCCCGTCGAGCCGCTCCTCGGACGTGACTACGAAGATGAACTGGCCGTCTCCGACGACTACGAGAACCGCGTCGGCCACGACCTTGATAACGTAGGTGGCTAATCCGACGGGCCGCCACGTCGAGTTTGAGTAGTACCAGACGGTGTCGTCCAACTCAATCACGATCTGTCCCTCGTACGGTGCCGGAATCGTGGTGTGCTCCACCCGGTCGAGCGCAATCGGACGCCGCCCCTCCAACGCCGTCACGCGCGCCGCGAGCGCCGCGTTCTCCCGCAGCAAACGGGACGCAAGATCGGGGCCACTATCAGACTGATATTCAGGCAACCAGGCTCCTCCTCACGTGTAAATCTGGTCGTGTGTGACGTCGCACAACCAGTTGCCTGCGCTGTCGGCCTGGAATGACTGTCCGGTGACGAAGAAGAACGCGTCGACCAAATGGTAGGGCGGGAAATCGTAGGTGATGTCCAACGCCTGCCCCACCTGGTTGAAGAAGAACGCGGCCGGATCAGCGGGGTCGACAGCGTCTGGTTTCACGACGATCCGCAACTCCTTCTGCGGAAACCGATCCAAATAGCCTTGCGACGCTGCTTGCGACACAATCAGGTCGGTCGACGACAGATCAGCGCCACCGGGATCCCCCGACAAATTGGCTATTCGCGCCCACCGACGGTATTGCGTCACCGACGGCGCATAGGTGGAGCTCGAAATGCCGCGCATGTTGTTCGCACCCGCGCCCGCGCCTACCGTCTGTGTGGCTCGAGGCCCAGGATTGTTCCACTGAAACCCTTGTCCTGGGATGCCGACGATCTGGCCTGATCCGGTTAGCGTGTAGGCGGGCGAAACGGCCGCAGGGTTGATCGCCCGGGGCCCCACGAACCTAACCGTTTTGTCCCAATCCACCCAAAAGTCGAAGCCCCGCGGATCGTACAAGTGCGACACGTTGCGTACCAACTGCAGCACCGAAGCGGAGTCGGCGTAGGCGAGGCGGCTGTCCATCGTCTGCGCGAACGACGCACCCGAATAGTCCGGCACAAGCCAAACGCCGTTCGCATCGTAGGCCGGGTCAGTGAGCGACGCGATCAGGTTGTCGACGACGTCCTCCTGCGTGGCGCCCGCCGCGGCCGACCACGTCTTGTCACGCACGACCGTCGGGGTAGGCGGTGTCACGTAGTTGAAGCCTGCGTACGGTTGTTCCAACCAGTGCAGCCAGTCCAGGCCGGCGACGTCGACGACACCCATGTCGTTCCGCAACGTCGCACCCGTGTGAATCCCGGCGTGCAACGGAAACGAATCGGCTTCGTCAACGATCATGTTCAATTGCCAGTCCGTCGCATACGCCGCAAACCCATCGCGAGTGACAAGCGGATCCGACAGCGCAAGCTGATACGAGATGTCGCCTATTCCGAGGTTGCCAAGCCGATACGACCAACGCAACCTGAGCGGCCGAAACGTCTCGATCAGAGCGCCCGTGTGATCCAAATGGTCGATCTCAAACCGGATTTGCACAGCCGCTTACACCTTCACGACGGCGCCGCCAGACACGGCCCGCCAATACCCGTAGGCGCACTCCCACACGACCGTTGTCGTCAACGAACGCGGCGACGAGTTCTCCCCGTCGATCTCAAGGGGAGCGTCGCACGTCAACAGGTTCACGTCGGCGTACACTTGCGCCACCCCTGAAAACGTCGGCTTCAACGTGCCCGCCTTCGTGTACGTGTTCGCACCCGCGTCGGGCAGCACGGCCGCCAGAAGAGCAGCCCGCTTCGTGATGTAGTCGGCTGCGTCCGTCCCGACAACCAGGATTTTCAAGGTGATCGCCATCGTGCGGACGGGCCGATATGTGTCCCAGCCGCCCGACTCGCCAAGTTTCTCGAGCGGCTGCCCATCCGTCACCCACGATGGCCCAATCAGTTTCGGCTGGTAGCCGGTGCCCATCAAATTGAGGGTTGCCGATCCGTTCGCGGGTTCCAAAGACAGTGCCGTCAGCATCTAACGTCGGTTCCCTGTGACGCCGTTCCTGGTCAGGATCGCCGTGTGGGGTTCTGCCGCCGAGCCGCCGCGTCCGCCGCCGCTCACCGTGACCGACGCGGCCGTCACCGTGACGGTGTTCGCCGACATCCGTACCAAATCGTTCGCGAGCCCCTGGCGTTTCTCGAACTGCTGCCCGAACTTCTTCAACGTCGTTTTGCTCGCGCCCGCGAGCGCCTGCGCTTGATCGGCCCCCGCGAGCCCTTGGCCGGCGAGTTCGGAAACGACACCGGCGGGTGCCCCACGGCGCTTCAGTTTCATCAGGGCGTTCTCGAGGCGCTGGCCGGCGCTCACCTGCTGGTTGATGTCGCGGAGGAAGTCAGCGGCCTTCGGCTTGTACCCGTACGACTTCGCGGTCTGCACTTCGCCCGACGACAGGAACGGGCCGGAGCCGAGAGCTCCCAACACCGCGGACGGATCCGCCGGAGCCTTATTCTTCTGAAGCGCTGCGATCTGCGCTCGCGTGTCAGCAAGCCGGTTGGTCTCCTGGATCTTCCGGTTGATGTCCTTCTCAACCTGGATCTTCTTCACCAAATACGCTTCGATGTTGCGCAACCGCTTCAGGTCGTCGGTCGTGCTTTTCGTCAAAGCCGCCTGCGCCAACGCCAGCTCGAGCGAGGCAGGAACGATCGGCGCCTCCTTACCTGCCGGAGCCACTTTTCCCGCTTTCGTTTGCGTGAGAGATGCGATCTGCGCGTTCACGGACGCGATTTGCGTGTAAATGTCCTCGCGCCCCTTGTCCGTCATCCCCTTTTGCCCCAGCAGTTTCGGCAATGCGGCCGCGACACGACGGAGTTGCGCGAGATCGTCGCGGGTGCCCGGTGACGCGAACGCTCCCGCGAGCGCCGTCTGCAACCGTTGGGACACCGATGTCACGGCAGGAGCGGGAGGCTGCTTCTCCCCCGTCGGGAGAGGCGTGATCCCGAACGAGTCGAGAATCAGTCCGTTCGGCAGCGTCGTCGGAGGATGCACTGACGCCCACGCTGCGTTCAACTGCTTCGCGACCCCCGCGAACGTTCCGCCCGCGGCCTCAGCCTGCGCCTGCAGCTCCCTGAACGCGGCCGCGTTGTCACGAGCCAGATTCGTGGCGTTGGACATCGCTTCGGTTGAGAGCATCGCGCCCGACGCGATCGCCCGCAAACCACCAACGACGTTGCCTGACAACAGTTCGGCGCCGAGGTTACGGAACCGGCCTTCCGTCGTCGCCGCCTCCGCTCCCGTCACCCGCAAAGCCTTCGACGCCTCACCCAACGCCTGCAAACCGACGGCGGCAGCCACGCCGATCGCACCGAGCCTCACGCCCATCTTGTTCAATCCCGCGGACGCCTGCGGAGCAGACCGGCCAATCTGGTTGATCTCCTTCTCCAACGCGTCCATCTTCGCGAACGACGCACTCACACGATCGTTGCTCGAGCGCGTCGCACTGGCGAACGACTCAACCTTCCGCTGCGATCGCGTCAGCGCCCGCTCCAGCTTGTCGGTCGTCGCAGTAACCTCAACATGCACGCTACCCGCATCAATCGACGACATCGCTCACCTCTTTCGTTCTTCCTCAAGACGAAACACCGCGAGCAACTCCATCGCCGTCCGATTCGGGATCTCCGCGATCTGCGCGGGCGTCCAATGCAGCTCCCGCATCAAAATCAGGTCAACCGGATGGCCCTCACGAACCAGCTGCACCTGTCTGTCCCGCACGAAATCCGGCGCCCAACCCTGATAAGTCGACGATCCGATCGAGGATCCGTTCCAACGCCTGGAACGACTTCCCGTTCACGATGTCCGTCGCCTGCTCGATCGTGACGGCAGGCTCGACCATGCCGACCGACAGCAAATACGCTTCGTAGTTGACGCCATCCTGACGGCCAGAAAGAACCTCGCCGCGCGACAGACCACGCACACGAACAGACGCTTTCCACTCGGGAACCGCAACCGTCTCGACGTCACCCATGTCTTTGGCCGCGACGATGTCCTCGAACGTCGCGACCGGCAGCACCACGGTTTTCGTGTCTGCCATCAGAACGTCGAGCGGGTCACAGCGCCGTTGACAGCCCACTCGGCCGTGAACGTAACGGCGTTGTCCTTGTCCGACGGCGGAGAATACGAAATGCACGTGGCAGACGACGCATGCTTCGCCTTCGAAGCCACCGAGCCACCCGGCCCGTACACCACGGGGGCGATGGTGCCGGCCAGAACAGCCATGTAGTAGCCGTCGATCGTGGTGTCCCACACGCCCTCGACGACATAGCCGTTCTCGATGTAGCCGCTGATCGAGTTGCGAGTTGTGTTTCCGAACGTCGTCGTGTCGACCCGAGGGGCAGCATACGACGGACGGACGGCAGTGTGATATTGCGAAACGTCCGTGAGTGCGCCACCCGACAGCGTGAAAGCGAAGTAGGTGGCGCTGCCAAGGTTGGCAGAGGGGTTCGGCATTGGTTGTGCCTCCTAGTAGGCTCGGAGCCTGTATGTGGCTCCACGGTGGTTGTAGCGAATGCCGCCGGCGGCGGACTCGGTGTAGTCGATCTCCTGGACTCTTTGGCAGCCCATGTGTGTGAACCCGGTGTAGGTGAGGGCGGGGCCGTCGAGGAGCGTGTCGATGCGTGCGGCGATCGTTCCTGCTGCAAGCTGGTTGCGGCCTTCGGTGACGGCTTTCACGGTGTACAGGGCGTTCTCGAACGCAACTGCGGTGAATGTGCGGGCTGGTGTGGATGGGGCTTGCGAGTTGAAGACGACGGCGGGTAGCGCCGCGTCTTGGGGGATGACTGCGTGGTAGACGGACGGCAACGCTGTGCCTCCAGCAAGCAGAGCCGTGAGGGTTGTGTCGGCCGCGAGTTTCGCGTAGATCGCGGTGTCGGCCGGGTTCGCAAAACCGGGCATCAGATGGCGCTCGCGACGGCACGCTGCAGGATTGGCCGCAACCGTGCGGCTGTGGGCGTCATGTACGGTTGCGCTGCCATGAACCGTGTGCCGTACTCGAGGAAGATCGAGTAGGCCGCATACGACGTGACGTTCCATGACAGCGTCGACGCTTGCTCCGCTTTGATCGCCGACTTCAGGAACCCGGTGTCGACGGGGGCGACCGCTTTCGCGATCGCTTCGCCGTCGAGGGCCGTCTTCGCGACTGCCGTCGCGACGCGCTCCCGGGCGACAAGCCCAACACGGTTGAAATCAACGTGGACGGACACTCGGATCGTGGCTGCCATCAGCGCACCTCCGTCACAACCACACGACGCGAAATCTCCTCGGGCGTCCGAGTCAACACACGCTCGACCTCATAGGAGCGACTGTTGTACGTGATCCTGCCGGACTCCGTCACGGTCGTGTACGCCGGCAACGTCAACACCATGAGGTTCACGGCCGACTGTCGTTCCGCGATTGTCATTTCGTCGCCCGACATCGGAGCCAACCGAGCGGAGTAGGTTCCGGCGGCGGTAGCGGTGTCGACCTGGCCGCCCGCGCTGTTCGTCGCCCAGCCGACCGTATACAAGATCGCAGTGCCCGACAGGAACGTGTTGATCGTGTGGCGCATCCCGACGAGCTCGCCGGACGTGAGAGGAAGGTCAGGCATCGGTCACACCGCCCCCCTGATGGAGTTTCGTCACTTCTGCCTGGTATGCCGGCAGGTTCCGGCCAACCCAGTCGCCAGCATCGAGGCGGCCGACGGGATGCCAGTGATGAACGAACGCGAAGCCTTCTGTGACGCGAATCTGGATGCCAAGCAGCCGCGCTTTGTCGCACACCCAGTTGTCGCCGTAGTAGTCGATCTCGGGCCACGCGCCGATCCGACCCGCCATGTCTCGCGTCAGCGCCGGTGCTCGCGAGAACACGGGGATCGACCCGGGCGGCCCGTCCTCCGACTCGTTCACGGGACGCCCTTGTACGCGATGATCCCACACCTGGGGTGCCGGGATCTCGCCCGCGTCAAGGCACCCGATCATCGCGTCTGCCCACCCGTCCAAAGGCTCGAGGTCGTCGGCGGCGAAGAACAGGTAGTCGCCAGT